CCTTGCCCAGGAAGATTTACAATCGGGTTGATACCAACTTTATACAACGCGTCTCTATCAGTTTTAGAGGCATTGTAAGCAAGCGAGGTAACACCGAAGTAAAGACCGCGTCGCTGACCCGCAGGTGAGAACCATGGTGCCGCCGAAGCGTCAGTTCCTGCCATTACGCCAGCAGTTGAAGATGCAGCAGGCACGAAAATATACTGATCATTATACTTGTCGTACATCTTCAGATAGTTGTTATCAGTGACAAGATATGAAGAGTAAGTATAGTCGTTAACAGTTGACAAAGTATCAGTTAAGATATTTGCTGCACTGTTATTGACAACTGCATTTCTATTTGGTGAAGCAACCACAACACAATCTTTTCTGCCGTTAGCGCCAGCAACAAGACCGACCATATGATTAACTACTGTAACCTGATCAGATTTGCCGTTCATTCCTGGTGCAATCATGAAATCAATTTCAATTGTGTTTTGATCTTCGAAAGTATCAAACCCCCTAGTATACGCTGATGTGTTCAGCGTTGGAGAGTCTTTACCGCCGCCTAATCCAGTGTTGTACACCTTAGGAGTTTGAAGACCAAACTCAACACCTGCGGCATTTTTGCCCCAGTCGGTGTCAACTGCCGTACCATTTACCTTTGGTGCATCAACTGCCCAAACGTAGTTTGACCTGTTATTTAAAACGTCCTCGAGATAATTCGTGGCACCGTCAGTAGTCTTAGCGTCACCAGCAAGCGAAACATATGAGAACGTTTCGAGTACTGAACCTTTAACGCCTGAGAATGTTCCGTCTGAATCAATAATTGCTACGTGTACTTCGTCGTTTGAACCGCCTAAGTTAGCGACATATGAAGAAGTTCCTGGTGCGCCGTCAAAATTATCTTTGTACGACCATCCATCGAACGTGCTATTATCAGAATCAGCAGGACAAATTGAAACTGCTAAACTGCTACCTGCCGCGCCTGGCCATTTAGCAACAGCCCAAGTGCCATTAGCAGCAATTGAATCTTTAACAGCGTTGAAGTCATCTAAGTTCTTAACCAATACAGATTGATAACCTAGACCTTGTCCGTCAGAATCAGTAGAATAATCAAAAGCGTTACTAGTAATATTACCTGCCAAAGTTCCGTCAGAATCGACGACTTCGCGGGTAACATACAGACTATCTGAATATCTTAAAAATGAAGCAGCAGACAGAAAGTCAACTGCTGTCCCTGTTGAGGGTGCTCCGAAAGCACTTACCAACGCTGTCTCTCCGTTGACTAGTGTTGGTTCTGCCACCGGACCCCATCTAAAGTCGCCAACGATTGCTCCAGTAGTCGTTGATACATTAGGGACTGTCCCCGTTAGATCAACCTCTCGTACTGTTATCGCGGGAGACAGACTTGGAGTAAAAAGTGCCATAGTTGTTTCCTTCTCTCGATTTGTTTATTATAAGGTTTCATGATACGGGATTAAACTCAATGAACTTATTTATAATTTCTTAGAAATCAGGGTCGTACACTATCGCCCATTCGTTTCTATCAATCTCTTCTTGAGTTATTATCCTCGCTATCTCCTCATCGCCATTATCAATAAACCCGAAAGGAACTATGTCTTCTTCGATAAGTTTCATTTTCTCATCAAAGATCATTTGTTTTAAATTAATATCTGTCATGTTAGAAAACATTTCAGTTGTACAAAAGAATCCAAACATAACAAGGTTCATCATTAGATCGTCGTGGTTGCCTTCGCTTGCTTCGTAAGAGGTTCCTGATGCAACAAAAGTTGATATCTCCATGATAGTTTCTTCATCAACAACACTCAGCTTCTTTTCCTCAAGCAAATCTTTAATGCCTGAGCAACCGATTCGTTTAACCCGCTTGTTCATCTCAACACCAATATGAGAAGATTTAACTGCAGAAGATACGTGAGTGTTTTCGTATTCTAGATCGTAGTAAAGTCCATTACAAACTAGAGATCCCTGATCGTTTGCTTCAATTACTACGTATGCTTGGTTATAAACGTTGGCGTACTTATATATAATGTTAGGGAAGAGTATTGGAGAGATAGTATTGTTCCGATACACAGCCACTTGTTCAAACGGGCGTGTCGAAATGTCGATGACAGTGAACGTAGAGTAGTCCTGACCTCTTCCTTTCGAGACATCAACGGTCATGATGTACTCGTGCTTGCTAGCAGGTTCTTTGTAAACTAACATAAGACCGCCCTCTAAGACCCGCTGGGGCACTCCTGCCCTCAAAGAAAGGAGTGTCTCGGCGTTTATTAGCGTGTTGCCAGTCCCGAAAAAAGTATTCCCAAATTCCTGGTCAAACTGTAACTGAGAAGTGTTGGCAATCGTTTGTTCTTTCCATTGCTCGTCTCGTCCAGGCACGTCCCACCAGTCTACGCGAAACGATTTAAATTCGTTTACTTTTTGCTCAGCTCCTTCCCATATTTTGTGAAAGATATTTCCGATTCCATTTGCGGTTGAGGTGATGATGACTTTGGTGTCGACGCCTGACGAAATAACAGGATACGTGGAAGTGTAAAACTCAGCTGCTCGCTCAACAAAAGCAAACTCATCGAGATAGAGCAAATTAACAGACATGCCCCGAATAGAACTCCCGCTAGTGGCAGCAGCAACAATCCTAGAATTATTAGAAAACTCGATTGAACCTTTATTAAGAGTTTTACACCCAGGTTGTAAGAAGAACGGAAGATTTTCCAACATGAGAGTAATACGGGCGAGCATCTCTCTGGCAGTTGATCCTTTATTCGCCAGTATAGCGATTGTTTTTTCGGGGTTGAAGATAGCATACCAGAGTAAGTATGCAACCGACGATATTGATTTACCAGACTGTCGACAAGCAAGAACGATACTAAAGCGATTATCGTTAAAATGCTGAAACATGCTTCTTTGATAATCGTACAACTCAAACGGAACGAGTCCCCTATCCAACGAAATAATTTTGACGTATACTTCTGCGAAATACTCAGGGCTCGCCATACATTTTGCATATTCTTGTACCTGATCTTGTGTCCATTCTTGAACAACGCCATCTTTCTTGACAAGATGATTAAACTGATAAGATTCGTTACTCATTCTCAACGTCTGAGACATCATTAATCACCTTTTCTTCATTATTTTTTAACAGTCTCTGTAAATCAGTTGTACTTCCAAGAAACACATTGTTGTTTGTAATTTGTTTTTGTTCTGGTTTATCCTCTTTGATAACTTCCTTGTGTTTTTTATTCAGTTCCATCAACTTGTCATTAGTGTCTGCAAGATTCTTAATTAATCCTGACAAAACTTCAAACGCTCTCGGGTGCTCTGATTCTCTCGCAACCTCAATCATTAAGTCGAGAGATTCTTTTCCCTTTTCGATTAATTCGTAGTATGTTGCTCTAGAATAATCATAATCATATTCAACTTTTTCAACAGGGTTTTTTTCATCATTCATAATTTATGCCATCTTTTAACTAAGAATAAAGTCAGGAACATCTCCCGGAGCATCTGGATTATCCGTAGCGTCTGTCGATCCACCAGTGCCTTCATCTCCTCCACCTTGCCCAGGAACATACTTACCGAAACTTCCTACTGGATCGCTTGGGTTGAAATCACCTGTCACAGTATTACCAACAAACTTTAACAACATCATTGCTGTTTGTGTATTGTTTCCGTTTTGTTGTAAAGAATATGTAACCGTTCCATTCGAAGTTACGACAAACATATTACTTTGTACGTAATCGTTTCTGTAAACAGCTCTTCCCATGGTTCTAGTCATATTATTTGAGAAAGAAATGTTAGGATCACCAGAACTTGGTCCTTCGGCATCTATTCCATTACCGTTATCTTCTTCTGCCATACCCCAAGCAAGAACAAGGTCGTCTTTCTCTCCGCCAGAAATTGAACATAGGTTTGCGCTGCCAGAACCAGCATTTTGTGTAGAAACAAACGTAGCATCATATCTACCAGGTATCATCCAAATTTCTTGAATCGTTGCTACGTCGTCATTATCAAATGTCATTGTAGCATTAATAGTACTCATTTGACTGTAAGGTATTTCTACTTGAAGAAATCCAAATCTACCGCCAATCAAACCGCTTCTCTTAACACTCCACTGATAGTTGTTTGGATTTGTTACATCGCTTGAAGTTCTTAGATTGTATCCGTTAATTGTCAAATTGTAAACAAAGTTTGCAGTACCACCGTCGGCAGCGGCATTAGCGTAAACAATTGTAACAAAGTTTGTTAATTGAGCAGCTGCTTTTCTTGAGTCAGTTTTATTTTTAACTGTCAAAGTTCTAGTAGCGGTAGTTCTGTTTCCATTAATACCGTTACCCTTCACTTCATCACCAGAAGATGGGTTTAAAGTTCCGCCAGTTGCTGCAGGAAAACTGGTTGAGTTTACTCCATTGAGAGACCATTGCCTAAACGGTCTGAATTCCCAACCATCCGCTCCTCGGTTGCCTGTTATAAAGGAATCCAAGTTAAACGCTTGCCTACTAATTAAATCGTTACGCAAAGGTTGCGTTGAAGTTAGTGATTGACCGTGATCTGACGCGTAGATTGATTCATCAGACAACCACATATTTGCCAAGCGTGTCTTCAACGGTAATCCAATTGTTGTTGTAATACCGATTGACGTTTGATCCTGAACAGTACTTGTTAGATTATCTTGAATATATGCGACATGAAGAGACTGGTTAACATTACCAACATTCTGATCATCTTCCCATCTAAAGAAAACATTTGTGTTCAGAGATTTAGCGGTGCCAGGTGTATACGCTGACCAGTTAGAACCATCAGTAGAAAACTCAAAAACGTGTTCAGCGTTTGGTGTTCCTGTAATGTACACGGAATAATTTAATCCTACGTTTGCACCAGTAGGAGCATGCCAATCTGCCAAAGCAGTTGTTGTTATAGTGTCATTAACTTCTTCCGCTTTTTCCAGAGTACCGTCTGAATAAAAACGAAGGTATGCATATACTTCAGTTGCAGTGATTTGATCATCAGTAGATGCAATTGAAATAGAACCTGGTAGTGAAACCGTGCCGACATCTTCTGTTACTGTTCTAGTAGTTGGATCAGTGAATTCTAGGTCAGTATAACCGCTGTCGTTGTATATTTTGATAACAAAATTTTTGTTACCTTCCAACGCTGGGTTAGAATCTTGTCTAACCACAAAACTTCCTGAGTTGTTAGGAAGAACAACTGCACCCCTCAAGTTTCCGTTGACTATTGTTGTCGTAACACCGTTGTCAGAATAACCAGCAGACCAATCTTCCGCTACGGTAGGATTGTTACCAGTTCCAGCAACCTCCCAATACAGAGTTGATCCAGGCGCTAAGTTTGTAGTAGTTAAAGAGTAGGTGTGATCTGAAGTTCCTGACGCTGGCTCAGTTAGAGTCACATCGCCTGATATCTGGTATGTTGGTGGATTCAAAACTACATCTTTCATGGTAAACTGAGCAGTTGCTGTTTCACCGCTAATATTACCAGTAACCGTTATAGTCGCAGTTTGATTGCCTTCAGTCGTAAACTCTAACGCGCTAGTCGTAACGTCTTGCGTCGCTGAAGTTATGTTTCCTGAATTTGCGTCTAGTCCTGTTATCGTCGACGGAAAAGAAACAATTCTATTAGTTACGCTTCCCGGAGCGCCGTCGTCAGTAATGGTAACAGTCACATCTTCAAGGCAGTTTGTACTGGTTACAGTAAAACTTAATGTTTCACCTTCAATAATATTATTATCCCCGTTGACAAAATCAATAGAGTAACCTGCAGCAGCATCATCCATTTGAAAACTGACTTGCGCAGAAGAACCTGACTGCTGCCCGACGATCTGAACAACACCCGATACTAAACCCTGTATCTGATCGTCAACCGTTGTCGGAACATTAATAGTTAAGTTACCGTTGACTGATGTCGCAGTTCCTGAAGACGTGGGGAACCTACCGAGAACATCACTACCAATAATCTGCCAATCTACGTCTTCGGGCAGAGGGTTTGACGGTAGAATCTTGAATGTTAGGTCAGTTCCTTCGGCAAACCCAGAGTTAGTAACCTGAACATTATAAGTTGGACCTGACGGTGTAATACTAGTGTCATTAACAATTACAGTTTTCTCTGCTAATTGTGTGCCGCCTGAAGGTTGATCGAAAAGGTATATTCTAAATAATTCTGATCCCTCAGTTTTTAGATCATTCAATAATTCAATTTCGTTATACGTTGCATTGCCCGAAACAATGTTTATAGTCTTCATATTTGATACGGTCGGAAAGACGTATTGCGGTTCGTATCTTAATTCATTCTCAAGAACTTTCCAGTTGTATGGCGAGATAGATTCTAACATCAAAGTTGTCGCCATTGGATCAGTTTGACCTGGGAAATCAACATCTTCGTGAATTGGTTCTGAACTACCTTTGATTGACACTAACTGATATCTACATCTTACCGGATCAGGTTGTGCAGTCCAAGCACCAGATTGTGCGTTTGTGATCAACGCGGCACTAAATTCATTAACAAGTTCATTCTCGAAAACGGTTTTATTGAGAGCAGGTTCGTCAAAAGTAGTCATTATGACAAGATCGCCTGCCTGAAACGTTTGCAAATATGTTAATAAATTATTTGCATTTGTTACTCCGTTTACAGCATCGTATGTATCATATTGGTTTGACGAATGATAAACAAACGTGTTTCCGTTTGATGTCATTCTGGTAACCAACCATCCTCTAGTTGTATTTTGACTAAGTTCTTCTGTTCCGCCGAATCCGCCTGTTACAATTCTTTGTCTTGAGTATTGAGTTCCTGTGTCATCTAAACCCGAACTTTCCATCTGAATATAAACTGATGGATCAGACTGAGGGTTTTTAAAATCTTCGTTGTTAGTTGTCAAGTTAGCAAAGTACAAGTAAACTGGTCCGTCGTCAGCGTTAATAGCATTAATGGTAACACCAACTGCTGTTCCTTCATCCACATTACCTGCCGAAATTAAATAAGTTGGATCTTGTTCGTAGTAAATAATTTGTTCACCAAGAGCAGATGATTCTGCGTCTCCGGATGCCTGAACTTTACCATCACCCCAAGGATAATGATTAGCAACACCAGGAAAAGGTTGATTTGTATTTAATGCCAGATCTACAACACTTAGAAGAAGAACCTCTCCGCCAAGATACATTCCCGCTGGATGAACAAACAACTTGAACAGTTGTCTCCAATCTTTAATAGGAACACCGATCTTAATTAACAGAGCATATGTTTGATACAGTTTATCATCTGTCAAATACTTAACGCTCTCAACACCAAGTTTAGTGTTAGGGTCGTTAAGTTTAAAGACGTTGTTCTTAGTGTAAATTATCTCTGGGTCTAAGTTATAGAACGAGCGGAAGAACCACTGAATTGAATACTTTGATCCTTTCGCTCGGAACAGCGTGCTGGAAAAGTTTGCTGCTGCTCTTTTATTTGGAAATCCTTCGAAATAATTTTGCCCGAGCAATAACTCTTCTTCGATATATGATAGTAAAGTTATGTCTGCTTCAGTTATGTCTCTGCTCTGAAACAGGTGATTTAACAACTCAGTAGAATCATTCTCGTTCTCATATTCATAGTAACGATTTAACAAACTTATGAATTTTGGAAACGATGATGAGAAATATTCCGGAAGCACATTTTCAACCTGTGCTCTGCGGAAGTTAATTGCTCTTCTATTGTACTCTACTAAACCTTTATGCATAACAGTTATTTATTGCCTAAATTATTGAACTATCATACGAAAACAATTCGTACAGAGCGTCGGTATCATCTAAGTCGAATACGCTAATATCAGCCTGATTAATAATTTTTCCAGTTTCTGGCGTCTTTTTGTATAGATTTACTTTCATCTCAAAATCCAACGTGTAGATGATAGTTCTTCTTGCTTCAAGTGCACCTTCATAATCGTCAGTGAAAGTTATTCCGTCCAACTTGATTGGCGTATCTTCTTTGACGTCAGGAAAATCCTTGAGAGGTTTGATCGTTAATGTATACTGAGGACTAAAGTAAGGTAGAATCTGCTCAACAATCTGTAGCGCGTCATCTTGTGATTTTGTATACACGTTCAACTGAAAATTAATTATGTATGGTACAGGCGTGTAGAGCTCTTGACCTGTTGTGTTGGTTTTCGAAACCAATTTAGAATTTAATTTGGGTAACTGCCTGTTAGTGTCATGATTCATAGCAATTATCTCAAACGACATTCTCGGCAGTTTAATTGCAACCTGACGCTCTCGATCTTCACCCACGTCCATTTGTGCAATACGATCAATAAAGTTTCTCTTGGGCGCGTAAGACAATGGCACCTTCAATTGATTTAAAACTGTGCCGTCTGACTTTTTGCGAACAATATAAATCTCGTTGAATAGAGATCCAAAGGTTGCAACTGAAGTTCTTATTCTCTCATTGTAAAACCAGGTGCCAAACATTATGGATCTCCGAACGGATTAGATTCGCTAAAATCGACAAAGTCTGTTTGAAAATCTTCGAACTCTTCGTTTTGCGATGTAGGTTGAAGTGCCTGTAATTCTTCGACAAGCGTCGGCGTTGCTGCCTTACCTGATATACTTCCGGTAACAATCTTGCTAGTGCTGAATACATGATAGTCGCTGTCAGTAGAGGCAACATGAGCAAGATACAGTTTATTATTCACACCGTCAAAGTCAACAAGTTCCGCTGTCATGTTGTAACTTGAATCACCATACTGTGTTATTGTTTCGCCACGAGTCCATGTTGCTGAGTCAGACAATCCGCTAGAATCTAAAGAAAGAACCCACTGATATGCAAAATTCTCAACCTCATCAATTGCTGAGATATTGGTATCAAAGTCTTCACCAGTATACTCGAACAACTCACAAGTCATTCTAAACACAGGTAGATTCTTCAACTGATAAAAAGGTGCCTCGTCTTCAACTCTCATTATTTGAAAAATAGAATTAGAGAGAGGCAGATGAATTAAATCGCCTTCGCGTGGTCGATAGGTGACTTTGTCAACAGATTCATATGGAGCAATTTCCGACAACCATCTTCTTCGC